AATAGACCAACATCACCAGATAATAGACCAACATCACCTGTTATCAAAGTAGAACCAAAACCAGCACAAACAAATAATAATAATAAAATTCAACCACCTACAAATAATAATAAACCTGTTTATAATCAACAATCTAATAAACCAGTACAAAATCAAACAAATAATAATAAACTAGTTAACAGCAATAAACAAAATAATAATAAACCTAAAGCAAGATTAGAAGTTAATGCAGAAGAATTAGCAGAAATTAAAGAAATGTTAGCAAAACGTAATAAGAATTATAAAGTATTGTAAACGTAATCACAAAAATTGAAATCTTAGTTAAAACAACAGATCAGAATTTTTATTCTTTTTTAATCACAAAAATTGAAAAATTAATCACTATATAGTTATTTATAGTAATTAATCAAAATGCCTCGTACTAGTGCAAACGATAAGAACAATTCCTTAATGGACAAGTATGTTAAGATGCTGAAAGACAAGAAGAAGGTCTGCTGCAAGGAAGACCTAGACAATATATTTAAGAACGGCTACTCTCTAGCCAAAGTCATCAAGAATCTGGGCAGCTGTCGCCTACAGGTTGTCGAGCAGAACGGCAACACGGCAGACGTGCGGATTTCTCCGTCTGTCATCCAGATGATTAAGCGAGAGAGCGCTGTCAACGAAATCGTCCTCATCGATGGCGGTTTTATCAAGGCCAAGATTCCGGCGGCAACAGTCGTCGACATCCTCAAGATTTTTGAAAAGTACGATTACGAGCTGCCCAAGATTTTCTATGCTGTGTCATATTCTGGTGATGAGGAGACCGGTTTTGGTGATTCATGGGAGTTTGACCGCTCAGAGCCGGTTGCTGAGGAGGAGCCCGTTGCTGAGCTGGATATCGACAATATTTAATTTATATATTTTATATGAATATATTCTTGTAATGTTTTTTCACAATATTCAGAATCGCTAAAAATTTTAGTTAAATTAATGTTTTCTAATCTAGATGTGGAATAATGTATATATGCTGAATTATCAAGAACATAATGAAATTTATTATCGTAAATTTTTTGACCATTAAATAATAATTTATGTAAATTAACAAAATCTGTTTTACTAGGATTATGAAATGTTAATGATACATACAATGAATTATGTTTGTTAGATAAATGAGGTAATTTTGTTTTAGGAACAGTTGAATAAACTTTTGGAGATAGAAATCTTAACGATTGCATTTTATATAATATTTAATTTATTCTTTTATATTATGCCGGAAATTAATGAAGTGAGAAGATATGCAGATTTTTTAAAATCTAAATTAATAAATAAAAATATTACTGAAATTAATATCATAAATGGTAGATATAAAAAACATGGACCTTTTCCTTTATACAAAGAATTAATAAAAGATTTGCCGGTAAAGGTATTAGACATCAAAACTAAAGGCAAATTTATGTATATGATTTTGAGTGACGGATATTTTTTATTTGCTACACTCGGGCTATCGGGAGGCTGGGTTTATCAAGAAAATAAGACAAAAAAGTTTTTGCATCCTGTAATATTGGAATATTTAAGAAAGGAATCTGTAGATGAATATATGAAAGTATCAATGAAACATTTAAATGTAGAATTTAAAACAGTAGGAGGAAGTGTATATTTTTATGATACATTATCATTTGGAACATTAAAAGTAATTAAGAATCAAAATGAATTGGATAAAAAATTAAGCATAATAGGACCAGATATCATGGATGAAACAACAACATTAGAATTATTCAAAGAAAGATTATTAAAACCAAAAAATCTTAAGAAAGAAATTGGAATAGTCTTGATGGATCAAAAAGTAATATCAGGATTTGGTAATTATTTACGTGCAGATATTTTATGGTTATCAAAAATATCACCATTTAGAAAAGTAAATAAATTATCTGATAGTGAAATTAAAACAATATATCATAATGGAAAAGTGTTGACATGGGGAGATTATGATTATAAAAAAGCTAAGAAAGAAAAGATTATTACAAGTAAAGATAAAATACCTCAAGATTACAAACGTGATTTTTTTGTATATTATGAAGAAACGGATATTTATGGACATCCAGTAATAAAAGAAGAATTATATGAAGGTTCACAAAAAAGATTTATTTATTGGGTAAAAGAGAGACAAAATTAAAATTATAATATATATAAGATGTCTTACATAATCTATGGTGGTGTAAAATATATGCAAATAAGACATGCTATACAATGTAAGAAATGTTTGGATACAATAGAGAGCAAATCTATACATGATTTTAAATGGTGTTCTTGTAGAGCAGTAGGTATAGATGGAGGTATATCAATCGGAAATAGTATTATAGGGAATTTATCAGATATAGAAAATAGGAGTATGTATTGTGCGATTGTTGAAAAAAAGAAAATTTGGTTACCACAAAATATAATAGAAAAACAGTACCAAATTCTAAAATTCAAATGAATTAAATGAAAAAATATCGGATAAACAATTATACCATTCATGTGATGGATAAGTTTCAAGAAACCAATTTAATCTATTAACTTCAAGAAAATATTTTTTAATATATGGATTAAATTTAGCATATTCTTTATTACGTAATTCAATTATTTGTTTATCAATATTATTTAAGCATAATTCATTAACACCAGTTAATGGTCCATTAAATTTACGATAAGTTGTTGCTAATTTTTCAAAGTGCCATTGATAACCATTATCATGTTCTTTATCAGGACAAGTTATTTTTCCTAAAAAATAACCAAAAGAGATTAAATCGTATTTAAATGAGCGACAAGGTTTATCTATTTCAGCACCTTGCATTAAATAATAATATTTATAATCATTTTCATATTCTGATAATAATAAATTACTTATATGAGCAATACTATCATAATCTCCAAAAATAAATTGATTAATTTCTTCATCATAATAAGTATTACTATATTTAAAATCAAGATATACATAATGATATTTATGAATACTTTGCATAAATTTGATACCAGCAACAGCTAATTCTTTCCATTTATTAATATAAAATGGTATTTTAGTAACAGGATTATATTTTTTCATTGCATACCATAATCCATATATAGTAACACCAAAATTATAGTAATTATTTTCAGGAACAGGTTGTTTAACAATATTTTTAACACGATTATCAACTAAAAATAAGTATTGATGTAATTCAGGAACAGAATGTGGTCTAAATTTAATAATCCATTTATATTTATTTAATATTTTAGAAATATCTTCATTAATAGTATCTTTAATTAATTCAACTTCAATAATTCTAGTATCATATCTATCAACTAAAACAGAAATTTCTTTCCATGGACCATATTTGTAGATAGATTCTATTTTCTCATCATCATCTAAGATATCAGTCATTTTATCTATATATTCAATATATATAAATAAAATAATTTTCATTTTTAATCTAAATAACTATATCCACCGTGTTTATGGTGATAATGTTTTTTTCCACCATTTGTAATTATAAATATTATAAAAAGTATACAAATACAAGTACAACAACAAGATGATATAGAAGATAATAATCCTCCTGAACCTCCAGCAATAATAAACGGATTAATACTTGGTGTATTAGTATTATTAGATGTATCAGCGTTGTTAGGTGTATTAGTGTTGTTAGGTGTATTAGTGTTGTTAGGTGTATTAGTATTATTAGGTGTATTAGTATTATTAGGTGTATTAGTATTATTAGGTGTATTAGATTTATTAAGTAGATTAGTTAGTGTACCATTTGATGAACTTGAATTTCCCATATAATAAAATTATAAAATTAAATATAATAATAATCGTTATTTTTAACTATTGATTCATTATTTCTATTAAAATACCAATATATTACAGCAATAATAATTAAAATTATAATAAGAATACACATAGTAAATAAAAATTTATTATTCATCTGATGAACTTCTTCTGGAGTATATATTATTTCAGTATTTATAGTTATACTAGGTTTGTTACATAATGAATTAGTATTAATATTTGATGTGGCATTGAGTGATATAACTCTACAATCTACACATTCTGGTATATATAATGTAGCAGTTGATGAAGGAGAAGAAAAATGAAAAGGTGTAGAACTAGGTGATGAAGAAGGTGTTGATAAAATATTTGAAATATGGTTTATATTTCCAGTTAAATTAACACAAAAATTAGATGCATCATATGAATACAATTGATAAATAGTCTTAAAAAAATTACCAAAATAATTCCAATCTGAATCAGTTACATTTATTGATAATGTACTATTTGGATCAAGAATATTCATATAATTTTTATGATTCATACAGATTGCATATACTAAAAATATTTGTTTAATAATAACTTTTTGCTTTGTATCAGATGCTAATTGATTCCATGTATTATAATAAGGATCATTAGAGTTTAAAGTTAATGTTTGATTTTGAAAGATATCAGCAATTTTATTAGTAGATGTATATGAACCTATACCATAGTTAATAAAAAAATATATATAAATATACATTGCTAACTGTGCAGCATTTTTTAATGTTTTTAAATTATTATTTGAATTAGGTACTGGTATACCTGTACCAAGAGTTGTTATATAAGAACTAGGTGTTGATAATTCAATCATATAAAAATCAATGCATAATGTAATTAATGTATTATATAATGTTTTGTTTGTTTGAGATGTCATAAATGGAATAGAAGGAACATAAATATATTTGCTATCATTTGTCATGATTAAAATTTGGTCAAGATTATTAAGTGAAGTAAGACACCATTCATTTTTAATTAAATCAACACTATAAAGATGTATAGAAGTTTGATTTTCACTAGAGTCTAATGTATTTAATGTGCAATCAAATGTACCATCAGATTGTTGTATATAATTTGTAATATATCCACTACTCATAATTATAGTTATTAAAAATATCTTATAAATTATTTATATTAATAATTTATGAGTAACGACCAAAATTCTCAACCAAAAAGTATAAGTCTAGGAACTAAAATAAGATATACATTTTATGCATCTGTTTTGTTTTTCTTTTTATCTTCTCCATATGTTCATGATATGTTAGGAAAAATTTTAAATAGTGATTTTGAACTCGTTGATGTAGATGGTCACCAAACACTTAAAGGAATGGCATATACAACAGGTATATTTTTTGTAGTATTTTTTATTTTCATGTTATTTGAATGATATTAATATAATATAAATAAATATTTTGTACGATTTAGTAATCCAACCATATCATCACGAATATTAAATAAATCAGAATCTGTTGATTGAATTAATGTAGGTAATGTCATATTTAAAAATGTAATACATTCATCTACAAAAAATAGTGCATCTGCATCATTCATTTTATTAATATTAATTGTTATTTCACTAGATAAATTAGTTAATCTTTGATATTTACCATATAATATTTCTAAAAATTTATCAATTAATTCATCCATTTTATCTACTAATGTAGCTACTGCAACATGTCTAGCATAACGTTCAGTAGATAGATGATATAAATAAAATTTATTTCTAAGATTAAAAAAGAATGAAGTTATTTCTTTTTTAGAATTTTCAATTTCCATTTATATATATATTTATTTTAGAATAATTAAAATAGATTAAGCTACCTATTATAGGGATTGATATTATAAACAAATAAGATGGACTAAACCAACTAGTTTCTGTTTTTTCATCTAAATACTCATCATTTGAAAATTCAACAGGTGATTCATTTGGTTTTTCAAGATTATCATTAGATTTTTCTTCTGGTTTATTTTCTGGATTTATTTCAGAACTTACTTTTGAATTTTCCTCGTTAGTCAACTTCGGATTTTCCTCGTTAGTCAACTTCGGATTTTCCTCGTTAGTCAACTTCGGTGTTGTTTCAGTGTTTTTATTATAAAAGTTTTTTAATCTTAATACATCAGTATCAAAATTTAAATTATTAATTTTGTATAAATTAAATATATCATCATATTTCATCTTATTTATAACAGCTACTTTATATTTTTTCATTAATTCAAGATTGGTGTTTGCCATTTTCCGGTAAAATGTTAATGTTTCCATAATAATATTATATTTAATATTCTTTAAACCGTTGAATTATTTACATGTTTATTTTTCATGTGTTCTGTTAAATTATGTGGAGTTCCTGCAATAAATTCACATTGATTACAACGAAATAATATTTTGGCATCTAATTGTTTATCATTGGAATATTCTATATGTAATTTTTTAATAAGAATATTAGGATACAAGTCTTTTTTTTCGTTTTCTCTAAAACGTTTCATTTTATATAAATATATATATTAGTTTAAATAAAATATAATCAATTTTAAGTTACTATATGATGTTGAGTGATATATCTTTCATATATACAAGTACCATAACTATAAAGAATATAACTTCCAATTAAAATTCCACAAAAAATAAAAATTATTATAATAGTTTCCATAATTTATTAAAATATTATCGTTTAAATAAATTATAATATAATATTATATGATAAATACAAATGTTAATGTAAATTTTGATCTTACAAATGAATTATCATTAATATTTTTATGGGTAGGTATATGGGGTGTAATAGATAGTGTCACGCATCAAACTATTCTAGTTAATTATAAAATATATATTGATATATTATTAATATTAATTGCATTGTATATAAAACTTTAATCTTCTAAAATTTCAATGTCAAAATTGGTAATAAAAAAATATATTAAAAATATAATAAATATAAATTTAATTGTAGTTAATAAAAATGCACCAATTTCAAAATTAATATCATCAAAAGTTATTATATAATCTTTTAATTTTGGATAATTATGTTTTGTTAATGCATAATTAATAGTAGGTGCAATTATATTATCAAAGATAGCATTTACTACTTGAATAACTTGCGTACTAACTAAAAATCCAATAGCAGTTGCGAATAAATTTGATTTAGATACAAAACTATGAAATTTACTTCGTTCCATATACTTAAATTAGAAAAAATTGATAAATTATTTGTATCATGTTAGAATTATATTATTAACAAAATGATTACAGAAAATGATTATAATGGTGCAGGATTAACATTAATACATAATGACGATGGTGATTATTCAATCTTATTAGGAAAGAGTAATAGCACTAAGCCTCATAAACATAATGTATGGGTATTTGGTGGTGGTAAAAAAGAAGCTGGAGAAAATCCAGTTCAAACAGCTTATCGTGAATTTATGGAAGAAATCTTTAATATTAAAATAGATATAGAATTAGTAGATGATATTATAAGAAAAATTAGTAATACACCGGAAATGTATGATATAACTACATGTTTATCAAATAATCATCATATACCATCATATACTTTTTTGCAAACTTCGAATGCATTAACTATTATGGTTAATGTATTGGTAGAAAATAATATTTATAGTGATGTATTTCCTTTTGGATACGATAGCTTATATAATAAGAAAAATAAAGTAAATATTCATAATTTTTGTTCTCAACGAAGATATATTAGGGAAAGAGCTATACCTGATAAGAATGAAATTGTATTTATTATTATGGCTCCTATTGATAATATAATTAAAAGAATTAATAGTAATAAAAGAGATGTATATTACTATCATTCAGAGAATTTAAGAATTCATGTTCCATCAGTAATTCGTCAAATTAAATTGCATTTGGATAAAATAGATAAATTAGAATCATTATCATTATTAGTTGAGAATATTAAACTTTAATTTAGAATAAAATATTTGCATTAGATGCAGCTACGTTAGCAGGATTTATAATTTTTGGATCAATATACCAAATAGATGTATTAAACCATGAAAATAATGCAATAATACTACATATACCAATATAGATATATACATAATTTACAAATGAATCATTTAATGTAAAAGCAATAATATCAAAACCAATTAATTGAGATATACTGAGTAAAACTGCACCAACAAAACATGTAATATATGAGAATTGGAATATATAATCTAAAATAGAATAAGAAGTTGATGAACTAGGTGTAGATGTTGATAAAGTAGGAGCAACAGGAGGAGATGTAGGAGAAGTACTAGTTGTAATATGTTCTAATAATTTTTTATTTGATGAAAAATATTCAGTAGCAGGTGAAGAAAGATTTTTTATACGGCTTGTTAATTTAACAATATTTAAATTATTATCGATACCACCAATAAAATGACTTACTGGATTTACCATAGTTACTTGTAATAATGGTATTGGAGTAGGACCAGGAAGTGGAGGATCAGGTTGTATTTTATATAAAGTACCAACTGGTATTTCATTTGCAGGTGGCATTGTTTGTACAGGTACTGGTAAAAAAGGAGGTAAAGAATTAGTATCTTGAGTAGTAAATGTTCCCCAATATGCATTAAGCCATGTACCGATTGTTATTGCATCTAGAAAATCATTAGGTTGATAAGGTGGTGCAATATTATTATTAACATTGAATGAAATATAAAAACTATCTATAGTATCAGGAAGAGGATTTTTTGTTAAATCTACATTATTTGGTTTTACTATAATTGAATCAAATCTATTCATTGATATTTGTAATATTTCAGCATATACTGATAAAAATTCTTGAATAAAACCAGAAGGACCACTGACAATTCCAGTTGGAGAATATAAAACTCCTGGTGTACCATATAAAGTAAATATATAATTTGAAACATATCTTGACATTCTAGTCCAAATGGTATTTAAATCATTATTAGGTGTAAAATCATCTTTTGTTAATGTGAAATTTATAGTAAAATTTTCCCATGATTCTGGCTTAGTTTGAGATGTTCTTGGTTTATATCCAGAAAAAGCAGTTAACATAGGAGATATATATGATGAATTAGTTTCGACAAAAGAACTACCACTTACTAAACTATTATCAAAATATTCAGTTAATTTTTTATTGGAACGTTTTTTAAATACATTAGATATTTGAGATGTAAATTTACCAATAATAGGTGGAAGATAACTTGTCATATCTGGAGAACCAAGTAATTCTTTTTTAATATACGGATTATTATATGGAATTCCAGGAAGAGGAGCTGAAGGATAAATATCTGAATATGATATATCATTTTTTAAATCACCTTTTAAATAAGTAACTATCCAATTACCAATATTTACTGCAGGTAAGAAATCATTAGGCATAGATGGGTCACTAGGCATATTATTTATTTTAAATGAAATATTAATAGATGACAATATAGAAGTTTCATCAGATGAAGTAATTCCAACACCTAATACAGATGTTTGAGAAGGTAAACCAGCAGCTGTTTGATTTTGATTAACATTTACATCATAAATTCTTCCAAATGAAATTTGAAAAGCATTAATTAATTTTATAATAAATAAATTTACCCATCCATTTAATCCAGATGGTATTTTTACATCAGTTGGAATAGTTAATGTATTATCTATATATGAACCAGATGCAATTATTGGAAATTTTTGATTTATATAATCAATAGTAGATGTTAAATCACTACCAATTGGTAATCCAAAATCATCTGCTGTCAATGTAATATTAATAATATAATTTAAATAATTTACATTACTAGTAAAGCTAGGTCTTCTTGATGCAGGACCTGAAAGATTTGGTCCTATACTTGGTCCTATACTTGGTGCTATACTAGGTTGTTGTTTAGGATTAAGAGAATCATTTGCAGCAACAGGATTATTGTTATTAGCTTTAATTATATTTTCTAATGCAGATTGTGCATCAGTAGCTGCACCTGTATCATCACCACCTTTTAAAATACTTTGAGCAGCAGTACCACCAGCTAAAGCAAGTAAATTAGGATAATTACTATAACCGGCAGTTTGTGCAGCTGAAACAGCAGTATTATATGCATCTAATACACGATTTGCATTATTAAGATTAGCTTGTGCATTTGCCTTTTGATCAGTGTTTGCTCTATTAAAGGCAATAGATGCATTAGCAACAGCAGAATTTAAACTAGCAAGTGTTGGTAAATCAGATAAACTCATTTCTTATACTTATAAAAAAGAATTTATTTTATAATTTAAATATTAATTATACTTTCGTTATGGTCTCCTAAATGCCAGCCAAAATCAAATAAATTATATGCTTCAATCAAAGCCCAATAATTTACTTCCCATAATAATGGTAAATTATTTTCTCTGATAACATTTGAAAAAATATTAACTAATTTATTTAAATTATTTTTATCAATAATAAAAAATCCACCTAAAAATCTCCAATTTACTCTATTTATCATATCATACATTTTAGACCATGCACCAGGAAAACAAACATAATTTTCAGGATATTGTCTTTTAGATATTTCAATTAATTTATTACTTACCCATTCATCATTTTTAAATACATGAAATATTCCAAAATCAATCCATGCGTAATGATGTGTATTAAATAAATTTAACTTAATTGCTTCTTCAACAAAAAATATTTTATTATTAATAATTTTCATATAATTCTCTGTATCTTTTGTTATATTTCTAACAGCAGGTAATACCATTGATTTATCACTAATTAATTTATAAAATTCTAAATCATCAATGTCAATATATTTTACAATTTTAACATTATCAGCAAATTTATAATCTTTGTATTTTTTATCCATAAATAATACAATTGGAATTCCAGTTTTTTCTAATTTTCTAAAATTACTTATATATTTTTTATGAAAGTCATCCTCTGATAAATCATATACATTTATAAATGAACTTACAAAAGTAACTGTTATAGAATCATTCATTTATAGAAAAAATTGATATTTATTTAAGTTAAATCTAAAATAAATACGAAAAAATGCAAGTCTTAACACCTCAACAATATGCATATCAACAACAAATGATGTATCAACAACAATTGGCATATCAACAGCAAATGGCTTATCAACAGCAAATGGCATATCAACAACAATTAGCATATCAACAACAATTAGCATATCAACAAGAATTAGCATATCAACAAGAATATTTTAATAATAATCAAGAGAATGAAGAATTACCATTACCACCGCCAATCCCACCGCCTATGCATTTATCAAATAATATATATAATAAAGCTGATCATAAAGGATATCCTTATCAAAAATGTCCATATGATTGTTGTAGACCAGTTAATAATCCACATATCAAAGAAAATCCAGCAACAAAATATTGGCAAATTGTTAAATTTGGAGGAAAGATATATGCAGAATATGTATCAAAATGTGAAAATAACATGAATTGTAATGATAAAAAATGTAATAAATATCATCATCCAAGCTTAATTTCAGAATGATTTTTAATAAAATTTACAAAAATATAAACAATACCAAAAATAACTATAAATACAATGAGATTAAATAAATTTGGTAATTTTAATTTATATAGAATATCATCTAGAAAATAAATGACTTTAAAAGGCCTAGAGTGTGTATAGAGATTAATATTATTTTTTAATCCTAATTTTTTAATAATTTCTATTGCACATCTTTTACCACTTTCAACAGCAGATTCCATTGACCAAATACTCAAATTTGTATCACAATGTGCACCAGCAATAAAAACATTATTATAATGAGTTGTATATTTAGGACGATTATTATTACTGATAGTATTTACCCATTTTTTATTTCTACTTTGTAATCTATTATCAATATATTCCCATTCATACCAAATTTCTTTTGTTGCAATTTTTAAATCACTGAATCTTTTATTATTATGTTCTAATAAATAATTATCAAATTCTTTACTATTTGAGATTTCATGAATAACTTCATTTAAAAATTCTTCTTTTGTCAATTCATCACATCTTTTATTATATAATTCAGACATTTTATATGTGACACATGCAGTTCCACTCCATAAACTTTTAATATTATCACCTAAATTAATATCAGAATCCCAAAAATTATCTTGTGGATACATGGTAATATTTAAATTAGAGTTTGGAAAGATAAAAGCATCTTTATTTGAGATATTAATTTTATCATTAAATGCTAATCTAAAACTAATTTGTATATGAGGTTCACCATATGTTATTTTAATAAATTTTTCCAATTCAGCATCATTACCTAATTTTTTATTTTTATATAAATCAGCGACAGCATATGGATTCATTGCAATTACATAATTTTTACCACTGATTGTATTATTTTTTAATTTAGCTAATATTGCTTTATCTTCATTAAATATTAATTCAGTTAATTCAGATGATAAATAAAAATCTACTTTATTTTTTAATAAATCAAACCAAGGGTCAAACCATGCTTCTGATGTTGGTTGATTTGTAAAATTCCAATTATTATTATTTCTAGGTGAAATATCATAATTTTGATTAAATAAGGTCATTTCAGCAAATTTACCAATATGAAACAAAGAAGCAGAATAACTATCTAAACCTATACCAGGACCAATTGATTCTATATATCGATTATGAGCATTTAATGAAATTTGTGATTTTACTAAATTGTTGAAAGATAATGTTTTATTATCTTCTTGTCTTAAATTACCACTAAATAAATAATATAGAATCCAATAAATTAAAATATAATAATCATAGAAAGTAATTTCTTTATTTGGATTAACATTGTTTTCTACATTGATAAAATTAATATCAGGATTTAAATTATCTAAAACTGTTTTATTTTTAAAAGGTATTTCTTTCATTAATTCAAATGTATTTGTATAAAAAGGTGCATAACCTCTCCATGAATGTTCAGTAGGTATATTATTAGGATATCTAGATGAACGAGCCATACCACCGATAATATTTTCTTTTTCGATAATAGCAATTTTTATAGTTGATGAGTTTTTAAGTAATTCATGTGCTACAGTTAAACCAGCAATACCAGCTCCAAAAATAACTATATCGTAATTATCCATAATTTATTTATTTAAAAATATTATGGAACAAAAAATATTAATCGTAATAGTTATTATACTTTTTATATATATTATATTCAATAAAGAAGAAGAAAACCTAGGAAATGTATCTGTGATTGAAAATAATAAAGATAATATTGTAATCCAAGATGGAGATACTAAAAAGAAAGTAAGTAAAGTATGTACACATATGGGATGTATAGTGAATTTAAATAATAATCAATTACTATGCCCATGTCATGGATCAATATTTGATTTAGATGGAAAAGTTGTAAAAGGTCCAGCAAGAGATAATTTAGAAGTAACAATATTAAATGAAAAATTTACAAATTGTAGTAAATTAAAAGACTTAGAATGGTAATTTTTTATGATAAAATAGTATGGAGAATAACTTTGAAGAAAAACTATTAATGTTATTAGTTTCAATATTTTTTATATTTTTATTCTTTCATGAAATTAAAAAGAAAGAAAATACCCCCGAACCACCAAAACCAAAGATAGATGAAAAATTTACAATATATAAAAAAGCTATGAAACTTGCCTTTTAATCATTATATAAATAAATAATATTTTCATATATAATGGAATGCGATGTATTAATAATTTATAAAAAATTATCACCAAGAAATGTGTATATTAAATTTTTAAACTCTAATATAAATGATGAAATTTTTTTATATAGAATATTCACTGAGTTAGATAATAATGAATTAAATCAAATAGTAAATATTAATATATCAGATATATTTAGTGAGTCATTAAATGATTTTCTTAATTTAATAAAGGAAAATCATGGAAAATTTAGTTTTGAAGAAAATAATAGAAATTCTACGATAAAAGATAACTATATAAAGAAATATAGATAGTAATGTTGGTTGGGTTCCAGAGCGGTCAAATGGGACGGGCTTAAGATCCGTTAGGTAAACTTTCGTGGGTTCGAATCCCACCTCAGCCATATATAATTTATTTTTATATACATAAATATATAAAATTGAAAATTAAACATTTAATCGTCAAGAATAATGAATAACGGTTGAGTTCCAGAGCGGTCAAATGGGACGGGCTTAAGATCCGTTAGGTAAACTTTCGTGGGTTCGAATCCCACCTCAGCCATTTTACTTTAAATTTTAATTATTACATCATTTTTTTATATTGGTATATTATATAAAAAATGGATGCATTTGTAGTTTCTAAATTAATAAAAAATTCTTTACAACCCGTAAAAACAGAAAAATATTTTAAAAATAAAAAAGTAAGAGAACATGCTACTTTTATGTCACCTAATGATGCATTCACTTTTGGTGCTGATGGTTCAGTAAAACAATCTATGGGTGCAATGGATTCTCCAATGGGTTCTTCAATGGGTTCAATGGGTTCTAATATGGCTTCAATGACAGGTGTTGCTAATATGCAACCAATGTCAATGCCACCTGAATTACCAGAAGATGCAGATGAAACAAGTACAACAAATAATATTTCTATTACTAAAATCGAAGTTACAAATGTAGGTGTTGATGATGAAAGACAAGAAATGGTTCAAAAATCAAAAGCTGAACGTTTATCAATGACTACTTTTATTTTAATGTTATTTATTAACTCATATGCAGCATATTTAAGCTGGGATTGCAATACTAAAAATAACTATCCTCTTTCACTCAAAATTGTATTCTCATTATTTGCATTCACGTTTGGTTCTTTCTACCTCTTATATTATATCTTATTTAGATTTGATACATGTAATAAATTTTAAATAACAATAAATTTATAAATAAATTTATCTCGCTACGCTCGGTTCGTTTCACTCACCGTTAATGTGAACGTAGTGAACCGAGCGTAGCGAGATAAATCCGTAAGGATTTATTGTTATTGTTTTTCATACAAATAAATATATCCAGATTTTTTAATTTTTTCTTCATTACTTTCTGATGATAAATTTTCATCATTAAATAATGTCCATTCATCAGATGTATTATGATAGTAAACATAATGACCTCCATCTAATCCACCATATTGAATTATAATACCTGTTAATTTATAATCAGTATAATTTAACTTAAATTCATTAGGCATATCTATTTCAGTATTAATTCGTCGGACACGAATTCTATTAAGTTCTTTAATATATTCTTGTTCAAATCGTTTAAGAGATATATATAAATATTCAGGTGTTCCACCAATAATTAATTTTTTATTTGCTTCTACAAGTATATTACATTTTTCACATTTCCATTTATTATCACCGTCAAGTTTTTCAACTGATAAAAATTGAGCAAGTGCATCATTAAAATTATTATAATTAGAAATTGGTAATAAAATTACTTTTTCATCTGCATTAGATTCTACTTTATTATGACAAATAGGACATTCAATTATACTTTTTAAATTATAATCAAATAGTTTTTTAATATCTAATCCTTCAGATTTAGTAGCCATATCAAAATTATCTAAGAAATAAGTAAGACATTCACGTGCATCTTCTTGAGAACCATGTTGATAATTAGAATTCATTTGACGATATGATCTTAGAAGTAGAGAAGGTCCAATAATTTCTACATTAGGGCTGAGGTAATAATCTTTAATTGTAATATTTAGAAATCTTAGTAGTTTATTTTCACCACTATAATTTCTAAGTTTTTCCATTAATTTCTTACATCTAAAAATAGATTGTAATGTTGCATTATAAAAGCATGTATTTCCAAAATTAGTAAATCCTTTTTTTATTTTAAAATCCAGTGCTTCATTGTCTGATATAGCTAAAGCCATTATATCGTTTTTATATATATCTTTATATATTAGTAAATATTTATATTGTCAATTTTTGAGATAAAAGGAACTTAATATACTTATTAAAGTAAGTTAGCTTTATTTTTATCTAGCCCAAATATAGAAAATGAGCAAAAGAAAAAATGAAACAAATGATAATAAATATGAAAAAACATTAAATGTACATGTTCCAGTGAATAAAAAAAGAAAAGTAATTGAAGATTTATCAAAAGTAGAAGTTAAAACATTAGATGATTTAATTAATTTAGCAAATCAATATAATCCTACAAAAGAATACAGTATAAATATGGAAAAATTAAATAAATTATTACCATCTTTGATAAAATTAAAAAATATTATTGGAATGAAATCAGTAAAAGATAGTATTGTTGGACAAATTATTTATTTTTTAAATGAATTTGATAATGAAAATGCAGATATGATGCATACAGTTATTCAAGGTTCACCTGGTGTAGGTAAAACAATGTTAGGAAAGATTATTGGTGAAATGTATTATTATCTCGGAGTAATTAAACCTAAGCCAAAACCAGAATCATCAGTTAGAGTTAGACGTAAAATGGTTAATCGAGAAGATTATACAGAAGAAGATTTAGATGATGAATTAGATGAATATAAGCAATTTATTGATGCGGTATTAAATAATAATAAAAAAAGAGTAAGAGATAATTCAGAAGAAAAAATTAAAGAACCATTTATTTTTAAAATTGTAAAGCGTTCTGATTTAGTCGGAAGATATCTTGGTGAAACAGCAATTAAAACACAAAAAGTTTTAGATGATATTGAAGGTGGTGTTTTATTTATAGATGAAGCATATAGTTTAGGTAATGAAGAAGGTAGAGATAGTTTTGCAAAGGAATGTATTGATACGATAAATCAAAATTTATCAGAGAAGAAAGATAGTTTATTATGTATTATTGCAGGGTATAAGAAATCGTTAGATGAATGTTTTTTTGCATATAATGAAGGATTAAGAAGACGTTTTCCATTTGTATATACAATTGAGAAATATACTGCAGAAGAGTTATGTTTAATTTTTAAGAAGATGGTAGGAGAATTAGGATGGACAGCAGATGAAGTACCAGCAAAATTTTTTGAAGAGAATTATAAGTATTTTGAAAATATGGGTGGTGATGTAGAAACATTATTATTTATGACAAAAATAGAACACGGAAAAAGAGTTTTATTTAAACCTGAAGATAAAAAGAAGATTAGTAAGACGGATGTAGAAAATGCATTCAAGTTATTTAAAATAAATAAAGAAGCGAAGAGTGATGATTTTGATGAGTCATGGAAAGCGTTATATAACTAAAATTGATATTTATTAATATTATAAAACTATATTAATAATTAGAAAAACAATAAATCCTTACGGATTTATCTCAGAACTAAAGTTCTTCGGTTCGTTTCACTCACAGTAAAGGTATATGTAACTGTGAGCTTTAGCGAACCGAGCGTAGCGAGATGAGCATAGCGAATTGTTATTGTTGTTTATTTTGCCATTCACCATACCATGTTATATCATAACTATTCCAATAAAGATTTGATTTATTACCACATGTAGCATTACAACCAAAAGTAGGATTTTTAGCAGTGCAATTATCACTGGTAATAAAACAGTTATCACTAACTTTTTTAACAGCATAAGTATCATCAGGTGTCCATGTATTACCTGTTTTTTTCTTAACACCATCGGGGAAGATACAATATTGTTGTGTATTTTCACGTTTAACTTCTAAACATTTGATTGACATTATAATATAGTTAGAAAATTATTTATTGAATAAGTAATAATCGATTGCAGATTTTTGTAAAACAATATTAAATTGATCGATTAGTTCTTGTTTACGTAATGCAAGACTCATAATTTTTTGGTCAATACTCATTTCATTTGGTTTATCAATAGTTAAATAAATATATATATCAACTTCACGTTCTTCACGAGGTAAATCTTTGTGAGAGCAATATCTAACTACACGACCGATTACTTGGTCAATTCTTGACATGTTCCAATATGGTTCTAATATATGAACTTGTCTAAATCTTAATAAGCTAATACCTTCTTTAATAGCAGGTGAACCAAGAATAACTTTTAATTTGGAGCCATCAGCATTATCTTTAGAATTAACAATTTCACGAATTAAATCTTTTTCTTTAGAAGTTTCATCACTAGACCAAACAGCGTATCGTTTTCTACCTCTACCTTCTTCAAGAAAGTTAGAATAACCATTATGTTCAAGAACTTTACGAAAGTCTTCAATACCGCCAAATTCTTTGAAATAAGAATAAACAAAAACAGGTGCAGAACAACGTTCTATTTTTTTAAAGATTTTATAAAATTTGATTGAATATTTTTCTAAATTATCAATGTCAAGATATCTTCCTTCAAAACTATCTAATCCTTTTTCACCAATTTTTTTATTTGGATAAACTACATTTGATATTAAACGACTACCAAGTAAAAAATCATTTGGTAAATTTAAAATATCACTGTGGAGGAATAAACCTTGTTTTTCTTGTTCAGCAAAACTACGATATGCATCAGTTTGAAATTTACTCATTTTACATTTAACAAATTTAAGATTCATTCTAGGGAAAGTAAATGCAGGTGCACCTTCATAATAAGAAATATAACCTTGAAGTAATTTAGCTAGTTTATCTTCATTTTTCAAACGATATAAAATATTACCATTTAGTTCAACTTCTCTGTATAAAAATTCTTTATTAAATTCAGTTGTATCATAATCTAATTCAGGTGATAATAAATTCATGGTTAAACCTAATTCTGCAGGTTTATCAAAGATAGGAGTACCGGACATGAGGACTAATCTAAAATCATTAGGTGTTTTATCAATTGCTTTTTTAAAAGTAGTATAAAATAAACCACCTTCACGAACTACATTTTGAACTTCATCTATAATTAATAATGTATTTTTAAGATTAATTTTTTTATTTTCATATAAATCAACAAATTTGTGATAGGAATAAATATCATAATATTCATGAATTCTATCATTTACTTTTTCTATAATTTTTAATGCTTCTTTGGATTCAGGTGATATTTTTTCTAATTGTTCTTTTTCTTCAATTGTAATATATTCATTACCAGTACACATAGAACGTAATTCTTTATAAAAATTACCAATTAGAGAAGCAGGTGCAACTAAAATAACTTTTTTATATTTTTTCCATTTTTCTGCAATTTGAATAGCAGCACAGGTTTTACCAGCACCAATACGGTGATATAATAAGATACGTTTGTAAGGAGTATCAGGATTAAGAAAGTGAGATACAAATAGTTGTGGTAATTGTAGGGTAAATCTTTTAGGAAAACAAAAATCTTTTATGGATTGTTTTTTCTTTCTAATACGATATTCGTTGAATATTTTTTTAATCTTAATTTGAAATAATGGATCATTTATACTAGGGTACTTCATTATAATAAAGATATATTTTATTTTAAAATATTTACGAATAATATATAAAGATGCCTATATGTAAAGAAGGACAAATTAGACGCTCAAGCTACAAAAGAAAATCATACACAAAGAAAAATGGTAGTAAAGTTAGAGGTTCAAAAGTAAGATCATCTTGTATATCAGATGTAGGTAAAAAAGGTAAAGGTAAGCAATTATTTGTATTGAAAGACTCTGGATTCTTAAGTGGTAAAGGATATTCATTAAAAAAAGCTCAAAGTGCTAGACGTGCTTCATTAAGGAGAGCATCAAAAGAAAAAGGTATGTTACCAGTATTAAAACGTTTAAATGCAATTAGAACATTACAAAAGAACAATCCTGAAAATTATAAAAAGTTAGATTCAGATGTTAAATATGCACAAAAAGAGTATAAGAAATCAAAAAAGGAATAAAATATATAGATATAATATATAATGAGTTCATCTAATTCAGGATTTACTTTAACAACTATAGGAGATTTTATATTTGCATATGCATATCCAGTATCTTTTATTGGTGCATTATTTTTATGTACAACAAACATGTTTGGAATTCAACTAGAAACAATTTTAAATGATAATTTTGCTAATTTTATGTATATTTTTATAGGTTTATCAGGTTTTGTATCAGTATTTAATTGGTTTAATGCAAGTATTCCATTAATTGGTTCATCTTTATTAGATCCAAGTGCAATTAAAATTAATTCTTCAAAATAAATTATTTAAGATTTATAAAAAAATATCTAAGATAAGTATATATATCAAATGAGTTTATCTGTAACACAAATAGGTGATTATGTATTTATGTATGCTTACCCTGTTGCTTTCTCAGGAGCTGTTTTCTGCTGCACTGCTCAATTTTTCGGTATTCAAATTGAATCAATTATGAATGACACTGTTGCTCAATTTTTATACGTCTTTGTTGGTGTATGTGGTGTAGTATCATTATTCACATGGTTTAATCAACCGGTACCGTATGTAACAGGTAATGTATATGATAAAGGTGCAATTAGAACATCTTTATAAGTTAAATAAATATATTTTTAAATAATAATTAAAAATATATAGTATATGAAAAGTTATCAAATATGGTTATACATAATAGCTAAAATGTTTGTATTAGCAGGTGCATTAAATTGGGGTGCAATGGCAATTAATCCTGAATATAATATATTTAGAGGTGAACAAACTATCTTTAAAAGAATAATATATGGTATAATTGGAATAAGTGCAATTCATATTGCATTACAACCAAAAACATTCTTACCATTTTTAGGTGAATGTGCATTCCCAGTATTTAATTATGTACAAGATAATACAGCAAGTAAATTATCTCAAGATGGATGGAATAAATTAGTAATAAAAGTACCAGAAGATGAAGGAACAAAAATAGTTTATTGGGCAGCAGAACCAAGTCCAGATGATAAAGTAGTTGAAAATCCAGAAAAAGCATATGCCGATTTTGAAAATAGTGGTATTGCTGATATTGTAGATGGTAGTGCTACAATTGCTGTAAAATGTCCCGCACACTATAAAGTACCTATAGCAGGAGAATTACCAAGACATATTCATTTTAGAATTGTGAATAAAGATGGCTTGTTGTCTAAGATATATACATATAAAAATGATATAACTAAATTATGTAAGTAATTTATTGTAAAAGTTCATGATATTTTTTGATTCATTTAAAATATCTTGTAAATTAAATTCATCTGGATTATTAGAAAATCCAGCTCTTTGAATTAAATTTAAATTACTGTGAATATTTCTATTCATTTGTCCTCCAATAGAATGATTAGCTAATTTAGAAAAACTAGATGGATTAAGTTCTAATATATGTTTTTCTGCATTTTGAATTTTTTGTCGTAAATAATATAATTTATTTGTAGCATCTATTAGTTGAACATCAATAGGATTTATTGAATCAGGATTTTCATTTATTTTTTTTAAATATTTAATTTGATTATTTATAACATCATATTTATTATTTAAATCTGCTAATTGTAACTCGTAATCTGGATTTTTTTTATCAAGAGATTTCATTTTATTATAAATTTTTTTTAGTAATGAACTTTGATTTTTAATAATTAACTCGTTTTTTTCAATATATAACTTATTAATATCATCTCCATAACTTGTTAATTCTGAACTTGAATCATCAGATAATGATCCACCTTTTTGATCATCATCGTTAATTGATTTTTTATTACTAGAACTATATTTTATACCAGGAAATAAAAATGAATTTTTTCGTTTGTTTAATATATTAGATATTCCACGTAATTTATTTAAATATTCTTGAGATTTATTTAATTGAGATTCAGTTACTTTTAATAAATTTATTTTATCTATATCATCATCTTTTATTTCAGGTTCTATTTTTATTTCAGGTTCAACTTTTATTTCAGGTTCTTGATCTATTAATTCATGTTTTTTTTTTGATTATCTGAACCATTCATTGTCATAGTAATAATAGGTTTAAAATTTATCTTATATGATTTATCACTATCAGAATCATTATCATTTGATTTATTACGTAACTTATTTAATTGATTTTGTAATTTATTTAATCTTTCATTTACATTATCTGGAACTTCAGTTGGTTGACTTAAAATTTCATCACGGATTACAACTGTTTTTTCTACAGGTAAAACTTCTGTTTCTTGTTCAGTTGGTTGTGCTAACGCTAATTTAGCAGCTGCAATATTTTCTGCTTCTGCATTTGTTGGTTCAGATAATTCATTTATTTCTGATATTAATTCAGGTGTTGCAGTGACATTAGTTAAATCAGCACCTTGTACAGCAGAAGGAAGTGTGCTATCTACAGGTACAACTATTTCAGGTTCAGGTACAACTTCAGGTTCAGATATAATTTCAGGTTCAGGTACCACTACCATTTCAGGTTCTGGCATTACCATTTCAGGTTCAGGTACCACTACCATTTCAGGTTCTGGCATTACCATTTCAGGTTCTGACACTACTACCATTTCATTTTCAGGCATTACAATTTCAGGTTCTGGTACTACTACCATTTCATTTGTAGGTGCAACTTCAGATTCAACTGGTGAATCCATATTAATAATTTCTTCTCTATTTGGTGTAATAAATTCATTATATACCGCTCTAGATTCATTAAATGATGGCATATCGGCATTTTCACTTAATACAGCATCTTCATTTGAAAAATCTATTGTTCTAGTAACACCACCCATATAATTACGTGCATTGAATACCATTTTTAATTTTTTATCATCATCTTCTATTTTTTTATTAGCTTTTTTAATTAATTTATTTAATTTTGATGGTAATGTACCGCCATATTTAGTTAATAAATTACGAACAATGTGAGGTGAATAACCTCCTTTAATAGCATGATTTTCTAATTTTGCTAAATATTTATCAATTAATTTATTACCATATTCAATACCAGCACGATTAAATAATTTTAGTACTTTTTTAGATGAACCACCTGTAATTAATTTATAATAATTTTCATTTAGTTTATTTCTAAATTCTTTTTGAATTCTATTAATATAGTCAATACCTTTTTTATTTAATTTTTCATAATTACCACCTGATTTTCTATAACTATGAGTAATATTTAGTAAATTTTGTGCATCACCTAGATTTAATGCATTATTATTATCATATACATTTGATAATGTTTGAGCATGATTTAATAAGTTATCAGCATTGTCAAGTGTAACATTTTTTGAAATTTTATTAAGATATTCAGCTGTTTTTGGATTAAAAGTATATTTTTCTAAAAATGGTGCAGCTTTTAAACCGACTTTTGCAAAAATTCCTGCCATATTATAGTAATATTTTTTAAGTTTAATAATATTACTAAATTAATTAAAATATTCATTTTCTGACATTGTTAAATTAGTATTATTAATTTGTACAGGATTAATAAAAATCTCACTATTTTCAGTATTTATAGGAGTTTCAGATAAATTAATAGGTATATTTCTATGTTGATTAGTAGCTTGTATAAATATTTCTTTTTCTTCTGTATTAAGTTCAGATTCTTGCATTTTTTCTCGTAAATCTTCTTTACTTTCAATATGTTTTACATGTACATTATCTGAAAAATGCACTCTTTGTCTTTTCATTTCAGCTAATCTATCACTATTTAAATATTTTTGTTGATGCCAATCAGATGGAAATTTTTCAACAAAATCATCATTAATTATTTCATCTTTAATTCTTTTTAATATACTTTGATTATATACATCCGGATTGAATATCACCGAATACACATAAAATCCCATACCAATTAATAACAATATTAATATTAGTTTATTCATAGTTAATATTAATAATATATTTATAATAATTAAACGTTTTTGTTAAATATTATCTATATCTATTTCTTCATTATTTAATTCCTCTTTATTCGCTCTTTTATCCTTAATATCTAATTCCTTTACAAGTTTATTTGCATTACGTTCTTCCGAATCAATTTCTCCATCTTCGATATCTTCATCTTCATTTACAAATAAATCATCAACTACAACATCATCTGGAATATGTTTATCTTTTTTAAGAATATTTACTTCATCTGGATTATAAATTACCAAAATATCTCCAATTGGTTTAGATTGATATTCACGAACTGCAAATAAAACAATATCTAATTTTGACATTTTACCCATACCTCTAGCATGTCCTAATCTACAACGAAATTGTCTCTCAGTTCCTAATTTTCTTACAGTAACCCACGAACCTCCTAATATAGTAATAATTTGACCATAATCAGTCTCATCACTTTTGAGAACTAGGGGTCTAGTTTCTTTAAGTGTATTATTTTTTTGTTTTTTATGTTTGCTACCACCTGAAACATTTTTAACCATTTTTAATTATTATATATATATTGTTTTAAATTAAAATTATTTACTTTTCCATTGATTATTGCATATCGGGCATTTAAAATTATTTGAAGAATTTCGATGATATTGAGTTAAACAATGGGCATGAAAACTATGTTTGCATTCAGTATTTGCATTGATAACGGACATACATTGAATAGAAGGTGCAGTAGCTCCTGATGTCCAATTTATTCCAGTATTACATTTAATACAATTATTACCAATTAGATTATTACAAATTAAACATTCGTCATTAATAGTATTCCATTTGAGAGCTGAAACAAGATTTATAGATTCAATTTCCATTTGATTTTATTATATTGATTATTATTGTTAAAAAGCTAAGATTTCAATTTTCAAATATTATTGAAAAGTTTTAATTATAAATACATATAAATATAATAATATAAATCGAATATGAGTTCTCGCTCTAAATTACCATTTGTAGAAAAATATCGTCCTATTAATTTGGATAATATAGTAGAACAGGATGATGTGGTTAAAGCAATTAAAGGTATTATTGAAAAAAAAGAAATGTTAAATTTACTTTTTTATGGTCCACCTGGTGTAGGTAAAACAACAATTGCATTGAGTTTAGCTAAGCAATTATATGGAGAAAAATATCCTGACTATACATTAGAGCTTAATGCATCAGATGAAAGGGGTATTAAAATGGTAAGAGAAAGAATTAAAACATTTGCAAAATTGTTATGTGATAGTTCAGAATTTCCGTTTAAATTAATTATTTTGGATGAAGCAGATGCACTTACAAACGATTCACAATATGCATTACGTAGAATTATTGATGATTTTAGTCATTCAACAAGATTTATTATAATATGTAATTATTTGAACAAGTTAATTAATCCTATTATATCTAGATTTAGAGCATTTCAGTTTAAACAAATTTCATTGAATTCTGCTAATAGAGTATTACAAAAAATTATTAAAAAAGAAAAATTAGTAGTAACAGAAGAGCAGATTATTAAAATATATGAAATAACAGGAGGAGATTTACGAAAAATGATTACTCAATTACAATATAATACAGTACCTAATAATAAATTTTTACCTATATTATTAGAGAATTCAAAAGAACCAGAATTAGTCTTAGCCAAATTATTAAAAGAAAATATTCAACCAGAATATCTTTTAATTGAAGTATATGATCATGCAATAAAAAATAATCATTTACCATTATTAAATCAATTATCAATTATTGATGGTAATATTCAATATGGTGGTCAACCATTGATACAATTAATGACATTATTAAAATTTCTTTAAACAGCACAGCAAGTGTATAAATCACCAGCAACTGGATTACCTACACAACCACCAGTTTGATATGTGCAGATATCATCAGTAAAATAATAATTATTAGTGCCTAGTTGATTAGCACAATAATTGCACATCCATGCACAACCTGTTCCAGATGAAACAGTAAAGCTTACACAATTATTAGGAACAATGCGAGTTGCATTAAAAGAATCAGCTACGAATAAAGAAGCTAAAGCAACGAGGAGTTTGAACATTTTATAGTATAATTTTTAATTATTTCTTTAAGCTAATTAAAAATTAATAAAATATATATAAGGTATGGATAAGAAAACAACCAAGAAAACAACTAAAAAAAATTGTTGTTCTACTACAAAAAAAGATAAAAAATGTGTTAGAAAATCAGATGAGAAAGAATTTGATATTGAAAAAAGAAAGTTTTCTAAAAAAGATTGTTTGACTAAACCAATAAAAGGTTTCACAATGAGATCTAGTTGTGCACCATATAAAGATTGTAAAAAATAACAATAAATCCTTACGGATTTATCTCGCTACGCTCAGTTCGTTTCACTCACCGTTACACGCTCCTTTATATTTTTCCTTTACGGTTAATTTACAAAGTAAATTAGCTCCTAATTATGAAATAATTACGGTGAACGAAGTGAACCGAGGAACTTTAGTTCCGAGATAAATCCGTTAGGATTTATTGTTATTTTTGAAATCGTTTTATTTCTTGAGATTTATAAAAATCAGTAATATGTTTACATGGATCATTTAATAATTGAGAGTATGTCCATTCTTCAATTCGACGATCACTATTAGAAAAATAGACACTTTCAATAAAATAGCCTTTCATATTTGCAATCTTTTGCATGTTTTCTATACAATGCTTACATGGTTTAGACATACTGATTAATCCAGTATTACTTATTTTAATAACTAATAAACTTATTTTACATAATTTTTTATTTCGTGGTAATGTCTTTAATTTATGAAGTGCAAAATGTTCAGCATGAATGGTAGCACCATTATTTATATTAGCAATATTTCTATAACAATTATACCCGTAAGTAATTGCATTGTGGACACGATTTTTTTCGACCTTTAAAAACAGCTGATGCATGAGTATAAGGTTCAGAGGGGTGCTTATTATTTAAACGCAGATTAATTAACTTGCTGACTAATGTTTCCATTTTTATTTTATTGAGTAATTAAAAATTGATATATTTATTTCTTTATTCAATTTTTTTAATATTATAATGATTCTATGTTTATAATATTACAAATATATGTTTATAGGAGATAAAAAAGAGCAAAATTATAATTATTTTTATCGTGAAACAAATAACAACACAAAAAATAAAAATGTCAAACCCTCTTTCTCCACAAAAAAACCTAGAAAAATTAATTCACGTGTTGACCCAAATATTGATTATAAATTAAGTGAAAAACTGTATAAATATGATAATAATTTTAATAAAAATAAAAAATCTTAGCACTTAAAAATTGATAAAGAAATAACTTATAATAATATACTAATTATAAAAGTAAAATGAATAAATTATCGCAAGATGATTATGACAATATAATTAAAACAATTGAATTACATCAATCAACATTAATGGAAGGTATTAATAATTTTAAACAAAATAAACATGAAATTGAATTACTATTAGAAAATAAAGAAAATATAATTTTTAGTAGATTAGATGTTCAGGTAATAGTAACGTGTAATTATTGCAAAAAGAAAGCAGTATATAATGATATGAATAATAAATATTATTGCTGGTTTCATAGGAGCCAACTTGAATAATTGATTTATAAATTACTTAAAACAATATTAACATAATAATTAACAATGGCGAAATTTGTTAAATTTACACCAGAATATGTATTATCTTTATGTCCCAGTAAAGATGAAATTATATCTGAAAGATTATCTAAGCATTTTGATTGGATAAATGAATTATTTTTACAATCAACACAATATCAAGATAATCGAAAAAAGATTAATTATAATCAAATTAATTCACAAAAATGGAGATCAATTAATAATAACATTGTAAATTCAATCTTATTAATGTTAAACAGTATTGATTCATCTTTGTATAATGAGACAGAAAAGAAAATTATTGATATGGAAATTAAAGATATTAATAACATGAGAAAGATTATTGAAATTATTCATGAAAAATCATGTGAATCATTTAATTCTCAACAAGTTTTAAATTTGTATACAAATTTATTATCAAAAATTATAGATAGCGGAAAGTGGTATTATAAGATTGGTGATAAAATTACAGATTATATTTGTCCTAGAATAGTAGCAGTAAGTTTAGCACAGAAGAATTATTTGGAAATGTTGGATACATTTTTGGCAATTATTGAGAATTTCAATAAGACAAAAGATGAGGTATCTTATTTCAAAGTTAAAAATCAAAAGTTTATTGGTAATATGTTATATATTGCCAAGTTATATAACAATCATATTATTTCAATTGAGATAATCAATAAAATTTGTACGGATATAATTACAAAGGTAAAAAATGATGTGGTCAATTGTGATTTAATTGAATATTTATTAAATTTATTACAAATGATAGAAGATTATCCAAATTTGGAGAATGTAATTAATGATTTGAATGAGATAAAAGATTTATTACCATCAAGAATCAAATTTTTTGTAATGAATTATATTGATGATGCTAATAAAAATAAAATTAAATTAGAAGAAGAGAAGGAGAAAAAAGAGGTAAGTAAATTTGTTAAATCCAATGAGACATATAGTAATTTAATTATGGAATATATAATCAATGGTAATAAAGATGATTTATTAAATTCATTGAAATCTAAAGTTGATGGTGAATTTGTACAAGCTATATTAATTAAGTATGGTCCAAATTATGAAGAAAATTTATTAAAAATAGTAAATATAGTATTAAATAATAAAGTAATAACAAAAGATTACATCAAAGAAAAGATTGAATTATATAGAGAAAATGGTGTAATTGCTGATATAGCAGAAGAATGTCCTATTGTAAATAAATTTGTAAATAAGATTCTTGCTTTATAAAGTTGAAAGAAATTCATTTAATTATTCATATAAATAATTAAATAGATAGAGAATAAATGGATAAAGTAGAAAATAAGCCATGGGTCGAAAAGCATAGACCAAATAAATTGAGTGAAATTGTTCAAGATGATTTTATTATCAAGAAATTCAATAATATGTTAAAAGATAAATTTGTTCCACATATTTTAGTAGATGGTCATGCAGGTGTAGGAAAAACCAGTGCAATTAAAGCATTTGTACGTGAAGTATATCAAGATAATTATGACTTGTGTGTATTAGAATTGAATGCATCAGATGACAGAGGTTTGGATATAGTGCATGAAAAGATTATACCATTTTGTAAAGGAATTGCACTTAATTCAGAAAATGTTAAATTAAGTAAAGTCATTATATTTGATGAGGCGGATAATTTAACTAAAAAAGCCCAGGAAATTATCAGTAATCTCATAAAAGAGTATTCTTTAATGACAAGATTTATTTTTATCTGTAATAATCGGTCAGAAATTGATGAGAAAATTCAGTCCCGTTGTTTCCCTATATACTTCCCCAGCATAGGTCCAAAGATAATGGATTGTTTAAAAAATATTTTATTAAAAGAGAAGATTACATTACCGAATAAGAAGATAGAAGAAATAGTAAAATATTCAGATGGTGATATTCGATTAGCAATTAATTTGTTACAGATTGCTACTATTTCGGATTATCCGTTAGATTCGATATCGTTGTATACATTCAATCAATATTTAAATAAGATTGTAAGTGGATTATTTAAGATGACGTTTAAAGAAATTTATGGGGAATACAATAATATTAAAAATATGGGATTTGATGGATATGATATTATACAATTTTTAATAAAGAAAGTAGTGAACAGTGATATAACTAATGAAGTGCGGTTTAAAGCATTAGATATATTATATCAATCATTTATTATAATTTCAGATGAAGTAGAATCAGAATTACAAATAGTAGCATGTTTAGCAAATTTATCTAAATAATTATTTTGCTAAACCAGCAGATGCAGATGTTAATTTACGACCACCATCAACATCAATTATAGAACCAGTCATAAAACCAGATTTTTCATTATCGGCTAAAAATAAAACTAATTGTGAAATATCACTAGAATTACCAATTCTACCAATAGGATGAGTATATACACTAGCTTCATAATATTTAGCTGCTGCATCAGGTGTCATACCAGCATTAGTATGAAAATTTGTTTCAATTGTAGCCGGTGCTATACATAAAACACGGATATTTCTAGGTGCAACTTCAAGTGCAAGTGATTTAGTTAACATTTCAACACCAGCTTTGGCAATAGAATAAGGACCTAAACCATTGACTGGTCTAGATGCTAAAATAGATGAAAAATTAATAATACAACTTTGATATTTCATATGTTTTAATGCCGCTTGACATAAAAAATAAACACTGGTTAAATTTAAATCCATCATTTCATTCCATTGGTCTAAGGTAGTAGTATTAATTGTTTCACCTAATTTACCTCCACCAGCGTTATTTACTAAAAGGTCAAGTTGTCCAAAACGTTTGATAACAGAATTAATTACATCAGGATAAGTATCAAATTTTTTTAAATCAAGTTCAATTAAATGAATATTATTAGTATTAACATTTTTAAATACATCTCTTAATTTTTCTAAAGATCTGCTAGTAACAGCAACATAATATCCTTCTTTGATTAATTTAAATACAATATCATAACCGATACCACCGCTACCACCTGTGACTAAAGCAACTTTCATTTATACATAAATAATAAATATATGTTTAAATAATTTATATAATAAATATATATGTCAGTAGGTCAAGAAGTATATGATGCATCAGTAACATATGCAAAATTTAAAGATTATATTGGTGTCGGTATATGTGTTATAATAGGTATATGTTCAATGTCAAGTGGTTGTAGTGCAGTTGCATCATATATTCAATCATTAAATAAACCTGCGAGTACCGATCCAAATAGTCCACCAGAAAAAACTACTCCAATATGGATAGGTCCTGGAATGTTTTGCTGTGGTGTTATTTGTATAATAGTAGCATATTTTATTTATAATATGGTAAATTCAAATAAATATAATGGATTACTTGCAGCACAAGGTGCATTAGATTTTGTAGGAGATGTAAAAACTTTATTAGGAGGTTATCATTATTTCGATTAAAAATTTAAAGATTATATTTTTTCATAAATTCGTTCATATTCATATTACCCATACTCATATTACATTGATGACAAATTGGTCTTAAATTATTAATATTTGTTTTACCTCCCATAGATTCTGCAATTACGTGACCAGCTTCAAAATCTATTTGTCTGATATCTTGGTGTTTACAACAATAACATTTTGCTTTACCATTGTTTTCACCAATATATTTATCCCAAACCATTTTCTTTAATGTTTTTGGTATAGTTTGTTTTCTTTTTCTTTTTTTTTTATTTATTACGATAGGAGAATTAGATATTTTAGGTTTTTTTAAACAAGAGCCCATTTTTAATATAGTTATTAATAAATTTTTATAATTAAAACAATGATTTACTAAAATCAACCTTAGTTTCTTTTATTTTAGGTTTTTCATCTTCTTCTTCAGATTCTGGTTCATCACCATTAATAATGTATCTTCTATCTTTGTATAATTTAGTTCTTATCTTAGCCAAACGTTTAAGGGATTCGATTTCATCAATAATATCAACAATCATAGGAGGTAATTCATAATCATCAGCTTGTTTACGTAAAATACGACCAACTGCTTGATTTACACTACCTTTAGGTGTAATCATAAAAAGAGTATCTAATTCAAGAATATCTAAACCTTCGGAAGCCATTTCAAAAGTAGCAAAAATAAGACTTTTTTCAGCAGAAATTTTTAATTCATCTTTTTTCATACCACCCATATAAAATCCAATTTCTTCTTCTAGAGAAGGTATTTTAGCAGTAATCATGGTAGCAATAGTATTTAAATGTTCACGACGACCGCTTAAAATTAAAAATCGACGTTCAGGTTCATTTGTTATTAAATCGGTAATTTCTTTTACTATAAGTTCATTACGTTCTTTAATTTCAACAAGATTATTCACTATAATAGGTAAGATAATTTGACCGGATTTATTTTTAACTTCTTTGAATCTATAATTCTTAGTAGTAAAATTAATTGTTTTAACATGAACTTGATGTTTAGTTGCTGCAATTTCTTGATACAACATTGGACCTGCATACCAATGAAATACTTTTTCTAATCCATCTCTACGTTTAGGTGTAGCAGATAATCCAATTGTATAAACAGGTCTAATTTTAGTAAATACTCGTGAAAATTCTTTGGATGATAAATGATGACATTCATCAAAGATAACCAAATCAAATTGATTCATAATTCTATCACTATAATCACGACTTAAAATAGATTGAAGCATGCCAATAACTACATTTTTACCGTCAATATCAATCTTATTTTGTTGAAGCATACCAATTTTAGCATTAGAGAATAGTTGAAATTTTTCTTTAGTTTGTTCTAAGAAGAATGTTTTATGAACGATAAACAGAGTTCTTAATTTTAATTCACATGCAAGTTTAACGGCAATAATAGTTTTACCACGTCCAGTAGGAATACTAATTAAGCCACCACCACCTTCTTTAATTTTAGGAATAACTTCATTGACAATTTTAGTTTGGTAATCACGTAATTCTCCTTTAAATTCAATATTAATAGGATTTTCAGGTTTAATAGTATTTTGATATTTTTTAAATTCATTAATAGCATAGAATCTAGGTAAAATTAAATGAGTATCATTTTCATCATATACTGAAAAGGAAACAGGCCCGGATAAAGATAAATCGAAATCAGGATTTACACGTGGTGTAACAGTTAATTTAGTTTTAATTTTTTCTATATTGAGATGCGTTTTAGGTAAAAAGAATCCTTGTCTAGTAAGCATTTTATAATAATAGTAATAAATATATTAGTTTAATTAGAAAATATCAATTTTTTTTTATAATATTATTTTATGGATTTAGTTAATAAAGTTAATGAAGGAGTTGATACTTTGTTTAGTAATAACATTGTATACACAGGATTAACTGTATTTTTGATTGTAGCTATTGCATTTCCTGAAATGTATGATACGCTTATATTAAAAAGTGGATTAGATAAAATGATTAATAAATCAGTAAGTGTATTTATTACAATATTATTAATTGCATATTTATTGAATAAAGATATTAGAATTGGTATATTGGTATCTATTTTATTTTTATCTATATTAGAAAAAAATCAAATTAATGAAATAAATAATCGTTTAGTCAAAATAATTGTAAATGATATTAAAAATAATGAAAGAATAGATAGATTAGAAAATAAAATGAATTTACAAACACCAAGTGCTTAATTATAATAAGTTATAAATAATAATTTATTATGAAATAATATGAGTAAAATATATAAATCTAATTGTTCTATATTACCAACAATTGTTCCTGCAGCAAATAGAATCATAGCTATAGGAGATGTTCATGGTGATATGAAACTAATTATAGATTCACTAGAAATATCCAATATAATAAAAAGAACAGATGATAAAAGAAACTCAATTACAGTTAATTTAGATGGAAAAACATATTATTATGAATGGATAGGTAGAGATTCAGTAGTTGTACAAGTAGGTGATCAGAATGATAGTTGTCGTTCAAAAAATGGTTCATGTGATCATGTAATAAATGATACAGCAGATGATATTAAAATTCTTAATTTCTATTCTAATTTAAATATTTTAGCAAAAAGAAATGGTGGAGCGGTATATAGTTTAATTGGTAATCATGAAATAATGAATGTAGAAGGAAATTTTTCATATACATCAAATGCGAATATAGAAATTTTTAAAAATTATATGGATCCGTATACAGGAAAAAAGTTTTCAAATGCATCAGAAGCAAGAATGCATGCATTTAAACAAGGAAATGAATATGCTAATTTGATGGGATGTACAAGACAAAGTGTATTAATAATAGGAGATTTTATGTTTATTCATGCTGGTATAGAAAAAGAATTTTTACAAAATTTTAGAGGGAGACAAAATTTACATAAATTAAATAAACTTGTAAGAAATTGGTTATTAAATACATTATCAAATGTAGATAAAAATAATCATAATATGAGTAAATTGTTAGATGAAGCAACATATAGTCCATTTTGGACAAGAATTATGGGGAACTTACCACCACATTTACCATATGAAAGCAAAGAATGTCAAGAATATTTAGCACCAGTATTAAATAGTTATAAAATAAAGGGGTTAGTAGTTGGACATACACCACAAGAAACAGGTATTAATTCAACATGTGGAGATAAATTATTTAGAGTAGATGTTGGTGCATCTAAAGCATTTCATGATACAGAAGATGGTGTATTAACAAGAAGAGAACCACAAGTATTAGAAATTGTTAAATTACCAAATAATACATATAAATATACAGTTATATTTCAAAAAAGAGAAAAATATGAATCAATTGTTAACGACGATGAAAATTCATTTGGAAATATAGAAGCACGATTACCTAATTAAAACAATAAATCCTAA